CTATATAATAGAATTCATCTTTAACATCTCAATCATCAGCTCATTCACTTTGATGGTCTGTATGCGTTCCTGATCAACTTCCTCCAGCTGCTCGATATTGTCAGTGTCGTAAAAATAATCGACTACTGGTGCGTAGGATTTATGGCCGATAACGATAGTATTGCCACGCTCAACTCGTACTACATCATTACCATCTACCAGTCCCTCTTCAACATCTGCATGTAGCTCATGTATTAAATCTTCATAATCATAGCTGAGTCGCATTGTCATCTCCCCTTCAACTCATTATATATGTAAATAATTGTTGATTGTTATAAGTTTATGTAAATAAGCCACCAGGTAAGGTGGCTATTTGTTATTAGTAATTTCGTAACGTGTTAACAATACTCTCTACATCTTTATCGAGGTATGCCCATTCGAATAAATCGGTATTTGGATTGTCGAAAGTAACTAATGCAACATTATGACGAATTTCAGGTTTTATTTTACTAGATTTATCCTTTAAGTCTTCAATATTAAAATCTTCATTGTTTTCTTGGAAGTATTCAATTAATTCATTTAAATTCGCATACTCTTCGATGTAATAAGAATTGTCAGTGTCCTCTAATCGTTCTCTAATTTGTTCTACTTTATTCATTGTATCTATCTCCTCGTATATTTTATATAATTTCTCTGCTACTTCTAAACTAATTTTTCCTAAGGCCTTTTGACCCGTTCTGAGTAAACTAATACTTGCTACGTTAACACCTGATTTTCTTGAAAGTTCTCTTGTAGTTAAATCTGATTCAAGTAACTGTTGAATTTCGCTTCTCATGTGATACCTGCTTTCTGTGGTGCTCTTGCTTATGTATATAATATACTACTATTGTTTATGATTGTAAACAGTTATCGTATGTTTTATTTAAATTTATTTTTCCGCAAATAAAAAAAGCCGCCTACCTCATATAGAGATAGACGGCTTAATGATTATGTGTTGATTTGTAATGCTATTGTACTACTTTTTGTAGACCTTCTCAATCTTTATCTGATCGAGTTTAACCCAATCGTTTGCCCCTTTCCCCGTTAAATCGCCTGTATAAATACGTCCCATGCCATTGTGTGTTTCAAAGATGTAGACAACATCGCCTTTGTTTAAGGTGTACGGTGCTTTGCGATTCCAGTTGTAGCCTTTTCCTTGACGACCGCTACGACGATAGACTGTAGATTTTGCAGTTAATCGTCCAGAAATGTAGGCATCTTCACTTCTTGCACGGTATAAATTAAGTGGAAATGGTGATGTTTTAGGTGGATTCTTCGTCTGCGCTGCAGTTTTGATTACTGTCTTCACTTCATCAATCTGTGGCAACTCTCCAGGAACGATGATTTCTTTCCCATTGATAGCATCCGCAATATCCTTACAGAACTCTTCACCGTGTTGCTTCATATAATCCATATCACCTTTATTAGTAATAAATCCTAACTCAACAAGTCGATAGTTCAGACCAATCGCTTTCGCGATTCGTGGATGTGCCAGATCATCACGCTTACTGATACTGTATACAACATCGACATGCTTATCAATTGCCGCCTGAATACCCGTGTCAATATTATCAGGAACAAGACCAGCTCCAATTACAACATGGCCACCGTCAACCTCCGGATTAGCAGACGCGTCCAGATGAAACTCAATTACTGCATCATAGCCCTGCTTCTTGACCCAGAAGATACCGTATTTGTCTCTGTCAGGTCTGTTCTCGCCATAAGCTGTGTCCTGGTACATATCCTGACTCTTACTGTATAAAGTGACATCATGACCTGCAATTTTGAGATACTTGGCCACACGGTCTACAATCTGCTCACGAATGAAGTCACGTTCATTTGTTCCGTTTCCGACTGCACCAGGATCATGATATCCATGGCCACTTACTAACATAATTTTCATCTTATTTCCTCCTGTCGTTTTGATTCTGATAACGTGTGAAAGCCCCTCGTAATAATCTAAGCGTGGTGTCACTGGCGTGTCTGCGTCATCGTCCCAGTTCTGTTCAAGTACAATACATGATTGCAGCGTGATGTTTTTATATGCGATTGCGACGTGGCCATATTTGTTATCAAAACGACCGAGCGAATAAATTAAGATGTCGCCTTTTTTTATTTCAAGTTCCGGCGTATTGACAATAACTTCTGCCATGCCTTTGAAGTCGTTGTAAATCAAGTCACGAGCGTTACCCGTCATTAATATGCCAGTGGCCCATTTGAGCAAATCCGTCGGTACGTCAGCACACTGAAAGCCGTACTTTTTATCTGGATCAATATACTTGCCAATGTACCAGTCGAGCCGGTCGCTCAACTCCTTATTAGTTTTCATCTGCTACCTCCATATAAAAAGACGACCTACTGGCCGCCTTTCGTATTATCAACTTCAACTTCTGACTTCTCTGTAACAACTTCTGGCCCTTCAAATTCCACTTCACCTTTATCCAGCTGCTTCTTAAACTCCTGTGCCTTTGCTGCGTTCTTAGTGATGTTGTTGTTCTTCCAGTACGCCCATGCGATTGAGCCGATCAGAATCGCATCTGAGATGACCTGATAGACAAACGCTTCGTCTGTCTTGATGATTGGTTTACCGTAATGCGCGAGTACGCTGTTGACTAATGTGATTAACAGTACAATTAACCGTGCCAGTGCTAGTTTCTGTTCATTGTTCAATTTGATTCCTCCAATTTAAATAGGACACCTCAGCAAGATGTCCTTAGCTAAATACCTGATTGAGTATCCACAGCACGATGGAAATGATGGCAGGGACACTTAAGCCTGCAAACCATTTCACATTTGTGGATATTTCAGCCAGCTTTTTGTTATTGTAGTTGGCCAGGTCCCGTGCTTCGTGTGCAACTCCCGCTGTGATGCCGTGCTTCGTTTTAAGCTCTGCAATATCTTCCTTATTCTCGCCAGATAAACCGATGGCCGTACTCGCTTTTTCGTGAGCAGTGTCAGCCTTTTCTCGTACTACGTCAAGGTTTGCCAGCTGTCCTTTGATTTCGCCCAGCGATTCAAATATCTTGATGATTGTTTCTTTATCTTCGAGTGGCATTCTCCACGCTCCTTTTATTTTTTTATAATAAAACCCCTCGCTTACGTGAGAGGTTACTTGCTATACATTTTATGCGTTCTTGACGTCGCAGTATATTTGAGTGTAGATGGTGAGAGTGCCGGTGCGTTGACCTGCAGCGTATTGAGTCCCATGCTGTTTGTCGTGACTGAGTATGTGTAGGTAGTCATGGCTGAGTCGCCACGCATATTCTCACGCGTCACTGTTGCATCACTACCGCTGAAGGCAATCTTTACGACATCCTGAATCAACCCACGCCTACTGTCTACAATATCAATATAGACATAGGCATCCGTCTGACCGTTTGCCGGTGCATTTTCAAATTTCAGCACGTTATGCAGCTGACGATCACTTGTATAAGGAACCTGCACGACTGCGTTATGATTCTGAGTACCACAGTTAGATGTCTCCTTGATTTCATACTTGATAGACTTGTCAGTGATAATCGTATCGTATTGATTACGTAGTAATGTTACAGAGTACTTCTTCAATTCAGCTTCACTGTAGTTAGGTTTATTGACTACAATATCAGCGTTGAGCGTCGATGTACCTACTCGTTTAATGGCGTTGTCCGTTATATCAACATTTGTAGATACTGGTGTCGACACGTCTGACGGCACACCGAGAAAAGTACCGTTATTATCTGATACACGATGGATGATGCCGCCCTGTTTATGTGTGATCGAGTTTCTTCTAATTGATGGATTGCCAAGCATTACTGATGGCGCGAAGATACCAATTGTCACGTTCTTCATAACGTTGTTCTCGATGATGATGTTGGTCGTCGTGTTACTGATGTTAACGGCGTAGACATTCAGCAAATCAGTCCGCACTTCAATAACATTGTTGGTAAACATCTGGTCCTTAATATGTGACTTGTAGACACCGTGTCCGAAACGAACAGCTTCAAGCACGCGTCCGCCTACCTGATCGTCAGCCCGGTTAGGTGCTATCCAGTTCACATCATCCGTGAATAGGAAATAGTTGCTGTCGAATACAATTTTATTAGTGTCAAAGTAGCTGTGTGCGCAGTGGGAGTTAGGATTGATAAATTTGTTGGCCTTAACCTCAACATTACCTGAGAAGTGAATACTCAGCATATCCTGCGCAGATCCCTCAAAAATATTGTTGAAGATACGACACTCCATCAGATCGTTACGAACGGGACCGTTATTGTTGATTACAACGTTGTTCCAGGTACCTCCATGAAAAAAACAGTCCTGAATATTAATCTTACGCTTAACAGCTTTATTATATTGGACTTGCACAAGATGATAGTATTTATAGTAATTACGTGACTTGTCGCCGATTGATGGCCCAACATAATTCCATGTCACGCCGTTAACGATGTCCTGTTGACCTTGCGGATTGCCATCAATCTGAATACCATACATGTTTACGTCACAGTCAATAAAGAAGAAAACTGAATGATAATCTCTAAAGAGATTATAGCCGCTTTGTTTATTTCGGTCATCGTCATCTCGGTTGGGATTATGGAAGAGAGTCGAGTTATTTGCAACCTTAATCTTGCTGAGTGTATAGCCGTCGCCTTTAAAGATGATGTTTTTATTCACGAATAAAACGAAGTCCACAATAAATCCATTAGTCGTTGCCGGAATATAAACGACTGATGACTCAGGTACCTTATTAATCAGCTCCTGAATCGCTTCACGGTCATTCGTAACACCATCACCTTTTGCCCCATGGTTAAGAATATTGTAGACATTGTTGTTCAGCGGTACTTTATTAAGGACACTTGTCTCAATCGCAACTGGATCATAATTGATATCATTAATCACTTCTGCCTTGAGTGCTGTTGTATCCACTAAATGATGGTCGATGTCTATCTGTTGAACAACTTCACTGACTACATTTTCAAAGCCATAAATAGAGATTTTCTGCTGCTCACTTGCCAGACTGGACTGCTTGAGTACAATCATCGCCTCGTCATTCGCTGGATAGTACTTGCCGTCAACAGTTTTTACTTCTAAATAGTATGTTCCTGGCAAAACATTGTCGGGAATGTTAAACAGCAGACTGTCACCGTCCGTCTTATAGCTAGTGATTGCTACATAACTCTTATCGTTATAGTTATTGATTCTAATATGTGCTATATCCGTTGATTTGAGGACAATACTTTCTCCGGCTTCATTTCTGAATTTAAATTTTAGAGTCGAAGTCGTGTCGCTGTGTCTTAGAACGTTACCATTAATATTCTCAACTCTGTTTATCTCTTTATACACCTATAAATCACCTACCTTTTCTATTCTAGTGAATGTGGCCACTGCCATTTTAGGGTTGTCGAGTTCGCCGCTTAGCCCACTAATTCGAGCTTTATACAATGTTCCTTCGTAGATATTTCTGATTAATACCCACTGATACATGCTGATTGACTCATGTTCATAGCCTGGTTGACTGTCGAGGCGCGCAATCTCAATCTGCCACTCTAATGCTTCCTTATTACGCTTCTTCAGTTCGTTTGTACCAAGCACCTTTAATTTCTCAGTTAATGCATAGCCTGTAAGATTAGCTGTTATCTGTGGCTCATATACATCACTTACATGTTTGCCATTTCTATTAAAAAAGTCATAGGCTACTTTATCCTCGACCGTTACAGTCGGTCTCTGTGGCTGATTGTCAGCTTCAGGACCCAGTACATGCAGCTGTGTGAATACTTCAGAGTAATTAATGTGTTTGACCAATTTAACCAGGTCTCGCTCAAACTTCAGTTCTTTTCCGCTTAGTTCCTTGTCATCAATAATAAAATCGACATAGCGTGTTATGAAGTTTGCTTCCTCATCTACGTCGATTCTGAACCGTAATTCATGGCCTATTAAGTTAGCTACTTCACCCAATAAATCATAGGCTGATTTAATGTGATCGGTAGAAAAGGCTCTCTGATTTGCTGTGTAAGTAATATTTCCGCGCTTCCAGCTGCTATCGTAAAGAATATAATCAACGATACTCATGATAGTTCCTGTAGGCAGACTGAACGGCTGTAGCAGGTGAATCACTTTCAAGTCGTCGTGAGTCGGATAAGCCTTAATTGATAGATATTTATAACGGCCATAGAATACTTCTACTTCCTGCACAATGAATTCATACCACTCACCATTAAATTGAGTAAGCAGACGTGATTGCTGTTCTAACACAAATGTGTCATCATTCGCCTCAATTTCAAAGCTAAGTTCATAGGCATTCGTGTCATTGATATTTATAGTGGCACCGACGTGATTCTTAAATTCACCTATGATTTTCTGACCATTCTGCGATACTAAATAGATACTTGTCATAGATAACGCTCCCTATACGCTTGATAGCCACTTTCAATGATGCTTGGTGGATTCACTGTGATGATGTTTTCACCTTGCACGATGTCAAAGTAATCGCTCTTAAGGCTCTTGTGATATTTAGGTTCACCGTTAATTGTTAGCAGATGTTTGTCATGGTCGATGACCAGTTCATCTCCTGAAGAAAAAATATAGGGAGATTCTGACTCAACTGCAAGCTGCTGTACTTTAGCATAAGAGGTGTTGAATTTCATAGGATCATAGTTAGGTGCTCTTAGATCCTGCGTCTGCACAAAGACTAATGCTCGTTTATAATCTCCTGCATAGTCATCAAATGTACGAATATATCTACCTGTATGCGTGCTGTATCGCATTCCAGTGATGACGTTGTAATCAACGCCGACATAAGCTGTATACTTATTTTCTGTTTTAGTCAATTTGAGAACAAGACCTTGTTGACGCCATCCAGCATTTTCGTAATAAAGAACCTGTTTAGATTTATTCTCATTGTATAGTGTCATTATTACTTCAATTAAATTATTCATTGTTGATTGATTACGTGCTTCTATTACAGCTACAGGTTTCTTTAATTCGTCCAGTAGAATAAATTGTTTACGTCCCATCTCTAAATTTTTAGATGGTGGCGTTATAATCCGGCACTCAAATTCCCAGTTGCCTGACACACGCTGATCAAGCTGTTTATATTTGGCTGGTCCAAACCAGTCAGACATACCGATTCTATCACCAAATGTATCAACAAACATCACATTATCTTTAGACGTATACTTACCTTTAGCTGTCCCGACAACGGGGAGCGCAGTCTTTTCTGCAATATTTGGCCATCCGTTAAATATGTCAGATGCATAAGCATTAAGGACACCCATATTACGTTGTAGCAGCATGTTAGCATCTGAGACTTCTTTGCCAAAAACTACAGATTTACCAGTTGTTTCATTATTGATGCTTAATATCGTGGCATCCTCTTTAACCTTTATATACTGTACAGGTGGTGTCTTGATGCCCGCATTATAAGTTGTAAGCTGACCATTTATAAAACTATCCTTATTTGGTTCGCCGTTTAATTCATAATACCAGCGGGAGGATTTAACAGTGAGTTCGATAATGCCGAATCCTCTGACGTGCGGTTTAATCTCGTAAGGCCCGTCAATCTTACATAATAATCGCTTATTAGAAAAATCAAATTCAAGTATTTGTTCTTCATTACTCCTGAAGTAATTAGCAAGGTCTTTAATGATGTCGTCGAATGATTTTGTATAATAGTGATTCTTAATGATTAGAGGTAGTTTGAATTCCATTGATGAATAAGTATTTTCTACAAATTGTGAGCCATTCATACCCTCATTATCTTGATAACGACTAACAGAATGAAAAGAAGGGAGTTTGAACTCCCTTTCAACTACTAGCCATGAGGGCGGCTCTTTACCGCCATATTTAAAGTTCATAGCAACTCTCCTTTATTCGTATCTTTCTCTCAGACGGTTCATTGATTTTATTTCTCTGTCTAAACCCTTAGCTAGACCACGACCATCGATAGGTGGTTTAGCTTCGATGCCTGTTACTAGCCGCACTATTTCTCGCAGATAATCGTTCTGTTCAAGTACTGCGTTAAGCAGTGTATCATCTGACGCATTAGATATATTCATCTGAGCTGGTCGCTTATTCCCGACTGTCGCATTACCTTGAATCTGATTAGCAGCCATTGCTATCATGGCCATCGCTTCACTTCGTCTCGATGGATCAGTAGGAATAACCCATTCTGGATAACCTCCCTCTGCGATGTTGTACCAGCCAGGATTTTTAATAAAACCTCCCGTTGCAAAGCGATTTTTATCAGCTGACTTCGTAAATCCACCTTTTGATTTAAGGCTCTTTAACCACGGCTCTGGGTCAACGTCAACACCATTAACTCTACGACCAAAGTGTAAGTGAGGCCCTGTACTAAAACCAGTATTACCAGTTAAACCGATTGTCTCACCAGCTTTAATTTTAGTGCCGTCAGCTGGAGTTGCGCTAAAGTTTTTCAAGTGAGCGAAAATTAACTCTACTGCACCCGCAACAACTTTAACCCAGTTACCATATCCACCATTCATGAACGATTGTCGTTTAACCGTACCACTCATAGGCGTTCCTATCTTCTTATAGACAAAAGGAAAGTCGACACCTTCATGGTATGGTCTACCTGTAGCTGCTGTATAAGCTGCTGTACGACCGAAGTGATAGTTAATAAGTGACGGGTCTAATACTCCGCCCTTACCTACACCACCAGAGGTATCTAACCCGCCTTTTAACATCTTAACAACTGCTGATTTCATCTTACTGAACAGCCCTCTAGCAAAGTCCCCGATGAAGCTGCCTTTCATATTCTTAAAACCATCAAAACCTAATGCACCGATAATCTTCTCGAACAATTTACCAGGATCAGTTGCATATTCCATTACATCGCCTATTTTTTTTGTAATTGAACCTGCAATATCTTTAACTGAGTTATAGCCATTCGCAAGTTTATCTTTAAATCCACCCCACATAGTACCAGAATCAAAATGTGGAAGGATTTGTTGTGTCTGAGCACCATTAAAGACTCTCGACCCTTTAGGCAGATAAGTCATCGTATCTCTATCAGGAGTCAGTACGCGTTTACCGTTTGGATATTCGATAATCTCGTTTCTGAATCCACCTTTACCATTGCCACGACCTTTATCGCCTACGATAGCCATAGTTCCCTGTGCGATTTTTCCATTCTTCACAATGTTTTCATGAGTATGTGTCGTGCCTGTGTGAAATGTCGGTATACCTGGCAATCCAATTACGCTACCAACCTTATTAATACCTTTGATTAAACCGTTCACACCGTTCTTAACAGCGTTTGTCATACCCGTAACATGGTCCTTGATTTTATCAACAATACCTTTAAGTCCGTTTTTCATGTTATTAAAAGTATTTCTGACTCCTGACCAGAGACCACTAGCCATATTGATCGCTTTATTTTTGATGCTACCCCATATATTTCCGATGAAATCCCTGAGCTGAGTCATAATGCTTCTAGTTGTATTCCACAAACGATTAAATATGTTTTTAGCACCGTTAAACAAGGCGGTGATACTATTGACCGTCGTATTTTTTATAAACGACCAACCACTTGAAAATAGATTTTTCAATCCGTTAATAGAACCAGATAAAAATCTGCCTATACCACCAAAAATATTTTTGATGAGGTTAAAAATAAATGACAAAACATTTTTAAAAATACTGCTGACTACATTAAGTCCGCCTTTAAACAAACCTCTAAACAAGCCCATGAAAACTTTGGCAACTCCCATGATTTTGCCTAAAAGTGTTAGTTGGATGAAATTCCACACAAACGTCAATGCGCCTTTTAAAACTTGCTTAATGCCTTCCCACATCTTCTTCCAGTTACCTGTGAATAAGCCACCAAAAATCTTCATTACACCAAAAATAATATCTAGTGCAGCTTTAATGGTATTTTTTATATTATCCCAAGTTGAAACAATCAACATTTTTACTGCCGGCCAGACAAACTTCATGATTGCCCATATTTTATCAAGCACAAATTTGATAACGGTCCATATTGCATTAAAAGCTATTTTAATTGCATTTCCGATGTTTTGAACAGCCTGCATTATCATCGTGCCATTCTGCGCCCAGAATGTTTTGATTTGCGAGATAATACTCATGGCAAATGTTTTGATTGCGTTGAAGATAATCATTAACGATTCTTTTAGTAAATGGAATTTATACATGATACTGATGACAAAGTTCTCAACGCCAATGATTTGTTCAGGTGTAAAACCAAGTTTTTGTAATATGGTAGCTCCGCCCAACCAGTCGCCTTTAAACATCGCCAGAACACCAGTAAATACACCTTTTATCCTATTAAATGCTCCGATTACACCATTAATAGCACCATTCACAATGTTTCTGAATGTCTCAGACTTTTTATAGGCCGTTACAAATGCAGCGCCTAACAATGTGATAACACCAATAGTTAAGCCGACAGGACCAGTGAAAGCCATAAAGATGGATCTAATAAGTCCAAACTTACTCGCGAAAAACCCAGCCATCCCCCCGGCTTCTGCGATTGCTGGTCCTAGTGGTGACAGCAGACTGAGAATACTGCCTAGAGAACCAGCTAGTACGCCCGCTACTGTAATAACTGGACCTAAAGCTGCTAGAAAGCCGCCAAATGCCAGAATAGCAACTTGTGCGCCATCGCCTAATCCTTTAAACCAAGTCGCCGCACTTTTTACGACAGATGTCATAGATTTCAAAGCTTCGACTGCTAAAGGGAGGACGGGTTTGCCGATTTCTGCTAAAAAGTCCTTTGCACTTGTTTTTACGTTGGATAATTGCGTGTTCAGCGTGTCCGATTCTCTCGATGCCTGACCTAACGCACCAGATAGCTTGTTTCCGTCCTCAACCATGGCAAGTAAGGTTAATTGTTTCTGTGATTCTGATAAATCATTAAACGACTTACTATACAACTCGTTAGCTTTCGCGTTACGTGTTGTCTCAGTAGAACTGATACCTAATGCTGAGTCGTTTTCATAGTTACCTTTTAAGTATGATTGCAGCGATTCTGTCACTTCGCTGATATTCTTGTCATAAAAGGCCGCACTATCAGCTGCCGCTAATGTGGCACGGCTAGATATATCCAATGCTTGTTCTGTGTCGGACCCTGTCGTCTTTGCGAACGCTGCAATTTGTGTAAACGTCCCGCGTAGTGAATTGGGTAGTAATCCGGTTTCTTTGGATATTTTATCAAGTGATGCACTTGCATCTTTCTCCATATCCCCAAATACTTGAGTAAACTGACTGGCAGCCGCCTCATAATCTGCTGTCGCTTGCAGTGCGCCAACGCCTAATGCCCCAATCGACGTGGTAAGGCCCATCGTCAGCTGTCCACCGACCTGCTTAAACTTATCGCCGACACTTGTTAATTTACCACCTATTTTATCAAGCGATCCGCCGAGGATGGTCCACTTGCTTGATGCTAATTCTTGTTCACGCTGAAATGCTTTCATCTCATTTTTAGTATTTGATAACTGTCGTTCCAACAAATTAAGATTGTCAGCTTGTTTATTGTATTCCTGTCTAATTTTAGATGCTTCTGCCGTATGTGATTTACCTGCAGCAGTTAACTCATCCATCTTTGCTTTCAGACCAGATACATTTTTCTGTTGATTCTTAATAGTGCCACTCAAATCTTCAATTGCTTGACCGTATGAATCAACACTTTTTTCTGTGTACTTAAAGTTGTTGAGGTTTGTCTTGAGTGACCCATTTAAATCTTTGAATGACCGCTTGATAGCTCCTAATGACCTATCGATGCCTGTTGAATCTAGGTCAAGTCCAATACTTAAACCTCTTATTCGTTCCGTCATTTATCCACCACCTTCATATTGACAAATAAAAAAGTCATCAACCTCCAAATGCGGAGATCAATGACTTCGTTTTTTTAGGCTTGTTCTTTTCTTCGACAACTTCCATGAAGAAGTTAAATGGCATATCCAATATTTCGTTGATATCTTTGCCTGAATCACTCATCATATCGTACACAAGCTTTTTCATGTTAGATTTATGTTCTTTCAGAGTGACACTCTCTACACCATTTAAATCATCTTCGCCAGTTCCTTTTTTCTTTCTTCGCTCATCCGTCCTTCTGCTACAAAGGCCACCTGTTCCTGCAGCTCTGTTAAGGCGTCCGGTGCATGCAGACCATCCATTAATTGCTCTTTCGAGAATTGTTTATTGTAGATGTCCACCACCATATCAAGCATCATATCAAACGCTTGTTTTTCAGTGACTTTATCGCCTTGCATTTCATCCATTAAATCAACTGCCTGGTACATCATCTTGAACGGAATAAATGCGGGTGTTACGAATGTGTCGAATACCGGCTCATTATTTTTCATTTCTTTAACTAAACGGATATAGTTTCTTTTCATATTTATATACCTACCTTTTTATTTTTATAAGTTAAACGTTTCTTTTAAAGTCTTTCTGAAGTCTTGTGTTGTAGTATCTGCGTTATTCAATACTGCATAGGCGTTTACTAAGCTATCCAAGTTTTCACGCTCTAGTACTGCACCCTTATGCTGTACAAGCGTTGTAGCATTATTGTGAATACCTTCAAGCAGTACTTTATTCACTTTTTCTATATTCATGTTTGTATGTCTCCTTAATTTTGCAAAATTATCTAATAAGAATTAGAAAGAGCGCTTATATGAGCGCTCTTAGTTTTAAGCTGTTGGTAGTGCTTCACTAGTTGGATAAGCCACACCAAAGACTGCCGTAAAAATTGCATCTCGTGCAGCCGTTGAACCTTTTTCGTCACGTCCAAAGATAACTGATTTTTCTTCAGAGAATCCTGTTACTTTACGATCCATGAACTCAGCAGACATTGAGTCGCTAGAGAATTCAACACCGTCTTCTTTTGTTTTATTAGATTGTTCTGGTTTAGTGAACTTGCCTTTAGGAAGTCCGACCCATTCCTTAGAACCATCTTCGTGTGTCTTAGCAAAAACTGCTGCAACGTATGGAGGATTGTCATTAGCCCCATATGCATAGAGACCACTTTCCGTTTTTTCTAATCCAAATAACACAATGCGGTCCTCAATCGGCAATTTGTGGAACTGTGACTCAACTTCAACTGTCCCGTTAGAAGTTGCCATTTCAGCGACCTTGTTATCTCCGTATGCTTTTTCAATTGATTGTTCCTGTGATACTGAGATTTCCTGCAGGAACTTGATGCGCTCAGGTACAGTGCCTGTAACGCCTGTTTCTTCGGCATTTAATACGCCGTAGTAAAACTCATCTACACCAGTTGTTGCATGATAGTTTTTAACCATTAATTATTGCCTCCTAATTATTCATAATTTCATTTCTATAAAATATGCCTTCGTAACGCTTCGCTCGACGATAGACCTGGAATTCATCACTGTATTCAGGCTGTGAGTTGGATGTATTGGCCATCCCCAAATTGTCTTTCAGTAACCTTGAAATATGATAGCTGAGATCAGCACATAACTCTCTTGGCTGTGTACTACTTTTTAAGGGTACATACACATCAATCTGGACTAAATAGCTGAGTGCAAGGTTATCATTGTCTGCATACTCCGTCGGAAGAGTATCATCAATTTCAGACATCACAATATAAGGCAGCGCTATGTTACCAGGCTCCGGATAGACATCAAACTTAATCCGGTTGGCAACATGCTCCGTGATAAAGGGGTCATGTATCAATAATTCGTAAATATCTATGAGAATATTCTTCATCTTAAATACTTGGCCACCTCACTTTTAACCACCTTAAAGTACGTCTCTCTTGCTTCTCTCAATGCTCTCTCAACAGCACCTTTACCGTCAGGATTAGGATTTTTGATTGTTCCAAATTCATTAAGGTGTATAATCTTAAATCGGTCGTTCGGTCCTTTCCAATAAATCTTCACAGTCCGCACACCATTTAAAGTTACTGGATCTGAAATTGTTATCTCACGTTGAGATGCACCTGTATCTTTGAACTCATTGAAATGCTCGAATACAGCTTTTTTGACGATCTTGGCACCTGCAATCAGTCCCTTATCAATCCACCGCTGTGAATGAGCTTTTCCAAATCTTTTTTCCAGCTGTGCTTCAAGTTCTTTTATCCCTTCTACCTTAACTGCCATACGCAACACCTACCACTTTGATGATTTCTTTATTGTCTTTGGAAGGTGCGAAATGCTGCACTTCAAATTCAACATCCATGTACATACCGTCAAGTACCCTAAACATATCTGAGTGCTTGATTTGGTAATCAACATGTGGATTCCTAAAGAGTATCGTTACGATGTGCTTTGCGTTCGTCGTGTTTACATGTTCTAAATCCTTAGTGGACGATTCGTATATTTCAGAAAGCGTGAAGAAAGCTTTCTCCTGTTTGACACCAGGATAAGGACCTTCATCGGCAGATGTAGTAAAAAACTGAATAGGCGTTCTGAATTCACCGCTGTTAAATTGTTGTTGAGGTCGTTGACGTATCGTCATAATCCACCTCTTTCATGTTCTGTAATGCAAAACTTGTAATGTTCGATAGAAAACTGTCATTAAAGTATTCAAGTGCGTCATTATATGCGTAACGTGTACGCTCATAGACAAGCTCTGCGCCCCGTTTATCTTCATCCATTGAGAACTCCTGACATCTCTGTTTTATGTCCTCGTATGACATCTCTAGTAAGTTTTTGATGTGTTCATCCTCAAAGGTGTGAAATATTTTAAGTCGCTGCTTCATGGTCATTAAATGATTATCAGTGATCATCTAATCACCTACTTGTCAATACGAGTCAGTGCTTCTCCATATTTTTCTCTTAATGTGTCATTTACTTCATCAGCACGTTTAACTGTCATTTCAAGTTCTTCACCCTTAGTTAATTCACGTTTTAATTCTTTGTCTTTGTAATTGTAATTTGCTTTGAATTGAGCCATTATAATCATCCTTTCATATTTAATAAGCACCACCTATAAAGATGATGCTTTAATATTCAATTATGCAGTAGGAACTACTTCAGAAGGCGCTGGTGGCATGCCTTCAATTGCTAATGTGTAAACATTTGCAACATTGTTATCTTCAGGAACACCATGTGCAAATTGCTTAGCAATGAACACATCGCAGTCTTCAAGAGCGAGTGTCTGATCATAAGATTTAATTTTCACTTCACCTGTTTGCACTGCATAATACCGTTTACCAACAAATGAAATCGCCTGATCATATTTAACAAATTCAGAAGGTACTACTTCGATTTGATATGGTAAAGATGTTACCCACTGTCCATTAGGTGTCAATACAGTATATTGCGACTGAACATAGAAAATCGCTGCTGGATTGACAGCTACAGTAATGGAACCAAGAACATTGATCGGCTTACCATTTTCATCAAATGACAGCTTAGTAGCTAAACCTGCTAATTCACGTACAGTTGTTGCATTATCAGCGAATGTTAGTGTACCTGCAGGTGCTTTATCAGCAGTTCCTGTAATTAATCCATCTTCATTACGTGTAACCTGTTGGTTTAAGCCATATGGTTGATTAGCTGCAGAACCTTTACCAAGCACTACACCTTCTTCAATCTTCATAGCCATTGCTTCAGCTAACTGTTCACGTACAAAACGTTCGACCCACTCAGGACCAAATTCAAGTAAATCCTTTGGTACTACAGCGAATGCAGTCAATTTATTTTGAGAGAATGCATATTCAGTGAAGTTAGCGCTAATTTGTCCTTGAATCTTACCAAAGATTTCTCCCCAGACAGCTGCACCTTCAGGTTTTCCGACAATAATACGTGTGCGTAATCCGCCAACTTGAAAATTAATTTTAGCAAGTAAAGGACGTACACGTTTAATATCTTCAAAGATGCGAAGTACAGTTGTTTCTGGCAATAATTTCTCTTCTTTAAATGTATCGAGGTTTGCTTCATCTTCAACTAAATTCGAGAAGAACACGCGTTCTTTTGCTGTTAATACGTTTTGTCCACGCTTTAAAGCAATTTCTCCATCCAATGATGCATTCATAGCTTCTGTACGCGCTTTAGCTGTAATTGTCTCAGCAAGTTCGTTTGTATATGCTTCCATATAAGTATTGTACTTCGCTTCAACCACTTCTGGTTCTTCACCATTTCGAGCTGCTTCAAAATATTCTTGCTTTAAGTTTTGTAAATTTGTCTTTTGATCATCTTTAAATTTAATTGACATTAATTTTCCTCCTATAGATACAAACGATTTTTAATCTTGTTTGTAACTTCTTCTTTTTTAGTTAGATCGTATTTATCTAGTTCTTCGTTAACTACTTCAATGATTAAATCTTTAATCTCTTCAGTTGTCAGCGTTTCATCTTCAGTTACATTATCTTTTCCCTCTGTCACTGTTTCTTCAGGTGTTTCAACCATTTTTAAGACTTTATTAGGTGTCTTGTTATACATTGCTAATCTCTCCTTAGATGCACATGCGACTAATTTCTTCGAGGTGATAACTTCATCAATTAATCCATAAGAAAAAGCCTCTTCAGCAGTCATCCATGTCTCTGCATCAAGTAAGGCTTTAAGTGAGTCTGTTTTCAATTTATCTGATTTATTTAAGTAGGTTTCAATCAAAGTTCCAGTTACTTTTTCAAGTAAATCAGCAACTTCTCTTAAATCATTTGCATTACCGAAAGTCCCACTCATCGCGTTATGAATCATCAGCATACTATTAGATGGCATTCTGACTACATCACCAGCCATAGCGATTACAGATGCAATACTTGCTGCAAGACCATCAATGTTAACAGTCACCTTTGCTTTGTGTCTTTTTAACATGTTGTGAATCGCAATACCTTCAAATACATCACCGCCAGGGGAATTAATATTAACAACAATTTCATCAACACCTTTTAATTTCTCAAGAGTGTTTTTGAAACTTGTTGCACTCTCCTCACCTTCCCAACGCCATGCTTCAGGAACGATTTCGCCATAAATATCAACTTGTCCGACGTTATCAGTTTTAGACATGTTTAAGATTCTTCCTGTCATTTGTTATCACCACCCTTCAATGCTTCAGTTTCATTTGATTCCTGATAATTCTTAGTACGTAAGAAAATATCAAGACCATCTCTTCTTTCGAGACCAAACATTTCTCTAACTTCGTTGACTTCAGCAAAGTTAGAAGAAATCAATTTATCTATTGCAGCAGAATTTTTGATTGGATCTTGTTTATTGATCCCAATCACTTTAATTTTTTTGCCTTTCAGATATTCGTCCGGACTATAAAATTTACTGTTCAATTCATTTTCAATCATCTTGATAAGTGGATTGATACAGAAATCAAGATATGCATCCATCAGTTTCTCCAGATCTGCCATGTCACCATGAATCAAAGCAGGTGGTATACCAATTATTTTAGCTACATCATCAATAAATAATCGCTTCACTTTAGTTAAATTATCTGCACCATTATCTGTTCCAACATTATTATTATTTGATAACTCTTCGTAATCAAAACCATCTACTTTGGGGACAATCGCAACACCATTATCTTTAAACTGCGTATAGATTCTATTAATGTATTTCTGTAAGCGTGTCATACTCTTATCGTCAAGTTGACCACCACCAGTTTTAATACCGACCATACCGCGTATCTGATTTTTTCTGAGTTGCGTATCCATCATACGCCCGAATAACTCGCCGTAATCACCAAATAAATCATTTACATATCTTTGCAACTTCTCATTGTTATATTCCAGATAAAGTACTTCACTCATTTTGAATTGTCGTTCAAACTTATAGTCTTTGACAATAACATCTTCAAATATATCGTCATATACCGCATATTCTTTACGGCTGAAGTCATCTGCAATCATTAAATCGTCTGAATCAGTTTTAATAATCAGTACTTCATTGTCGTATATTAATTTATAGATGACTTTATTCCAGAAGTTCGTTGCGTTCGAATCTGTGTTTGGTCTAACGTTTAGCTTGTAATAGAGCGTGTTCTTCAAGCTCTTCTTATTGTCTTGAACCCAGAACTCCGATTGGCTAAAAGTCCTCGCTATAAAGTTGATACACGTATCTAATGCGATTCTTTTTAAATATGCTCTTTGAGATGGGTCTCCGATAATATCCAGGTCAAGTGCATCTCTTATTTCTAAGTTTCGCTTAAAGGCATCTGCGAAAATTCCCAATTAACCACCTCCTTTAAAAATCCAATCTTTCTAGTAGATCGAATGCTGCATCAAGATTAACTTCTTCAATTTCATCAAGACGATACAATGCATGTAAAAAAGCGTGGAATCCATCTGTTTTACGTCTATGTTCGTCCTTCTTAATAAACTCTTTATTGCCATCCGGCTTCACTTTTACAGCAACGTTATTCGTAAACCATCGCATTAAAGGATTGTCACCAAATATAACTCGTCTATTTGCGAACAACGTTTCAATACGCGGAGCTAACAAACTATGAATCGCTCTAGGGTTACGCAAAGACTCAATATCAAATCCCGCATTCTCAAATAATGGTCTGAGTAAATCCATTCTGAAATTATCAGCTACTATCATCTGAATCGCATATTTTTTACGCATCTCAACAAACCAGTTGATAATATGTACTGGATCAATGGACGGTTCATCAACAATTGTCAATAAACCTCGTTTCTCCCATTCTTTGATTGGAGGTTTGAGATTAGCGTGATCTAAGTATTGTTTACGAGCAAATGAATGTGATATCCAGATAACTTCATCGCCCTGTTTGAATAACAATCCAACTGCCGCGAAGTCTTTGATACTCGCAAAATCGACGCCGCCGATTGCTGTCTTATTCTTAAGTAATGGTACCTCTCGATTAGTCGCATAGACATCTTCATAAGATGCCACAACTTTAGACAGGTCCACTTCTGGGAAGTTCATTCGCTTCGTCATGAAATTTTCGCGCCCTGATGGTTCTGACTGCAGATCATTATATTGATTCAAAACTTTTCTATACAGACGTTGACCGTAATCACTCATAGGCTCTTCAAACATAGGATTAGCCTTAGACCACATCTCTGGTTTACCTATTTCATCTTCTTCATCAATCTTGCAGATAAAGGGGAATATGCGGTCATCAGGATTTTCACCTTTCAGAATCGCCATACAGCGTTCTTTGAGTCTGTCCAGGAATCCTTCACGCACAAAACCATCTGTTCCAATATAAAACTCACGCGGGTGTTTAACCTTACCAAGACCAGATGAAAAAACATCGACTATTTCACGGTCCTCGTATCTGTGGATTTCGTCATAAATGACGAACCCTTCGCGGCCGCCATCTTTACTACCAGCGTTACTAGTTGCAAATTCGAACTTACTATTAGTAATATTCGAGGTAATCCTCAACTTAGTTAAGTTAAAGAAACCACTTCCGCCTTCAGTATCGTTATCGTGTAGTTTGTGTTGCCGGATTTGACTGTACATTTCTTCAAATGATGTTTTGGCTTGTTTCTCAGTGTTTGCCACCACTGTACCATGATAATTCTTAATACCATGCAACTCACTCAAAAAGTAATTTGATAAAGCACTGATCAGACCATTCTTACCTGCACCACGAGCAACCAACCAGAAGAATTGTTCATAAAATAATTCATCGTCATTATCAAACAAGAATACGAAACTAATCAAAAATTTCTGGAACGGTTGCAACTTGAAATAGAACTTTTCAATAAATTTTATACAGCGTTCAATCTGTTCTTCATCAAAATGTAAGTCATCACGATAGAGGACATGCATTTCTAAGTACTCAATAAGCAGTTGACGTTCTTTATTAAAAATGATTTCACCTGATTTATACTTGTTAATGTAAGCATCAATGTATTTTGTACTCATCAGTCAAGCAGTCCTCCCTTCGGCCTATTCTTATTCATTCTTTCTTGTTGCGTAGCGTATTCTTCAATATGTTTATCAATGTCTCTTTTTAGGCTAACCATTTGAGCATTGATATTTTTCACATCTGCAATATGTGGGTGTGATTTAACATATTTCTGTTCACCATTTTCAACTTTTGTACTAATACCTTCTTGATCTATCTTCCTTCTCATTCGTCTGTACAACGTGAGCAAATCCAAATATCTATCAACCATTTCAACTGCTAATAAATCATCATTATTTATACACCCCAT